TGCTGCGGGGGCCGGTATTCACGCCCCGCGCCCCCCTCTGGGGGCGCGCGCGCCGAACCGTGGCGCACGGTGACGAGGAAATTGGGGCCGAGGAAGATCGCCGTTTCGCCTGAATGGATGGTGTCGCCGTCGAGATTGGCGGTGGCGGCGATCACGAAGAGCTGGTCGCCATAGACGTCGACCTTTGGAAGCTGCCGGGGTTTCGACGCATCCTCGACCGCGAGCGGGTGGAGGCCGAAGCGTTCGGCGATGCCCGCGAGTTCGCCCGGCGTCGGTTCGAACAGGCCCAGCCAGAAGAAATCGCCGTTTCCCGAATCGTCGGGGATCGACTCGTCCGCGCCGAGGTCGCGGACGAGCTGGCCTTCGTGATAAACGCGGGCGGCCTTGACGGGCATGGGCGGCTCCCCTGGTCGGATGCCGGTTGTCGTAGAGTGTTGCGGGATAGCTGACAAACGCTTTCAAATCCAAGAAAAGCCCCGGGCTCCCGCCTTCGCGGGGGTGCGCTGTCTTTTGACACAAGTAGGATTAATAACCAGATAGGTTATTTTCTATTGACATCGTCACGCTGATATGGCACATATGTTCCATCATCGAAAATTGCGAGTCGAGACGGCGCGCCTGTTCCCATGGGGGAGCGGGGCGGGTTTCCTTGCGTATAGGGAGGCGGCGATGGCGGGGAAGGTGAAGGCCGGGGCGCGGCCGGGGCGTGCGGAGATGGACCTGTTCCTGGAGGCGCTGGCCGAATCGTCGAACGTCGCCGCGTCGGCGCGGCAGGCCGGGACGAACGCCAACGCCATGTACCGCGAGCGCCGCCGCAACGCGGGTTTCGCGGCGCGTTGGCACGAGGCGCTGTGCGAAGGCTTCGCGCGGCTGGAGGCGGAGTTGCTGTCGGAGGCGCTCGTCGCGCCGAACGGCAATGTCAAGGATGCGACGCTGAAGTCGCGGGCGCAGAAATACCGGCTGGGGCTGGCGCTGCTGGCGGCGCACCGGGCGGCGGTGCGCGGGGCGAAGCTGCCGGTGGCGGGTTCGGCGGGGCAGGCCGACCCGCGCGGACGGCTGGGGCAGCGGCTGCGGGCGATGCAGGCGCAGGAGCGCGCCGCCGAGAGCGACGGTGACGCGTGAGGCGCGCGATCGACTGGGCGCGCGAGCCGCCCGAGGCGCTCGACCGCTGGCTGGCGCGGCTGCGCCCGGCGCGGGCGGCGGCGCTGTTGACGGACTGGAGCTGGTGGCGGCGTGAGGACCAGTGTCCGCCGGACGGCGACTGGCACGTCTGGCTGCTGCTGGCAGGGCGCGGTTTCGGCAAGACGCGCACGGGTGCGGAATGGACGCGCGCCTTTGCCGAGGCGAACCCCGGCGCGCGGATCGCGCTGGTCGCCGCCTCGCTGCACGAGGCGCGGCAAGTGATGGTCGAGGGGGAGAGCGGTCTGCTGGGAATCGCGCCGGATGATGCCCGGCCCGACTATGAAAGCAGCCTGCGGCGGCTGACCTGGCCGAACGGCGCGGTCGCGACGCTCTATTCGGCGGCGGAGCCCGACAGCTTGCGCGGTCCCGAACATGCGGCGGCCTGGTGCGACGAGATCGCCAAATGGCCGCAGGGCGAGGCGGCGTGGGACAATCTGATGCTGACGATGCGCATCGGCGAACGGCCGCGCGTGGTGGCGACGACCACGCCGCGCGGCGTGCCGCTGGTGCGGCGGCTGATGCGCGAGCGGGGCGTCGCGGTGACGCGCGGTGCGACACACAGCAACCGCCACAATCTGTCGCCGACATGGCTGGCGACGATGGACGTCCTGTATGGCGGCACGCGGCTGGGGCGGCAGGAACTGGGCGGCGAGATGCTGGAGGATGTCGAAGGCGCGCTGTGGAGTCGTGCGCTGGTCGAGCGCTGCCGCGTCGCGGCGGACGGCGTGGGCAAGCCGCGGCGCGTCGTGATCGGCGTCGATCCGCCCGCGACCAGCACCGGCGACGCCTGCGGCATCGTCGTCGCGGCATGGCTGCGCGACGGGCGCGTGGCGGTGGTCGAGGACGCCAGCGTCGAGCGGGCCGCGACGCATGCGTGGGCGCAGGCCGTCGCGGCGGCGGCGGCGCGCTGGGGCGCCGATCGCGTGGTCGCGGAAAGCAATATGGGCGGCGAGATGGTGACGGCGGTGCTGGCGCAGGCCGATGTGGCGCTGCCTGTTGTCGGCGTCCATGCCAGCGTCGGCAAGGCGCGTCGTGCGGAGCCCGTGGCGCTGGCCTATGAGCGCGGGCAGGTGGTCCATGCGGGCGCGTTCGAGGCGCTGGAGGACCAGCTTTGCGGCTTGCAGATCGGCGGGGGTTACGCGGGGCCGGGGAGGTCGCCGGACAGGGCCGATGCGTGCGTGTGGGCCGTGGCGGAGCTGCTGGACGGGATGCGGCTCGGAAAGGCGCCGGGGGTACGGCGAGTTTGAAGTCGGGGATGCGCGATCCGGCTTTTCGGGTTCGTCATGCTGAGGGGCTGACTCATAAGTCGCGCGAAGCCCCACTTCCCCTTGAAAAGCCGCGTACCCCCGCCTTCGCGGGGACATACGCTTATGGGGCAGACTCTGAACTTGTTTCAGCATCCATGACCTGCACTACCCTTCAAATGCGGCGTGTTTTGTTTCACACAAAGACACTGAAGAGGTCGCGCTTGCCGCGAAGCGGCTTTCTCTTTCGACATTGCAACAGGCTGCACCGTCGATGGGATACAGGGCCCATCGGCCCAAACCGCCCTCTTCGTGTCTTTGTGTGAGAAACAACTGGCGCTGCCTTCACGGGCGAGCGCCAGGCCATGGATGCTGAAACAAGTTCGGCATGACGATGGTGGAGAGGGCGGTTTTTCGGCGCTTTGTCGCGATAGATCACAGGAGACAGCTATGAACTGGTTTGGCCGCAAGGCCGCGCGGGATGCCGCGCGGCCTGCCTTGTCGCGCGTGCATGGCGGGTGGTCGGCGCCCGCGCCGCTGACCTATGAGGCGCAAGTGCGCGACGGCTATCTAGGCAACGCCATCGTCCAGCGCGCGGTGCGGCTGGTCGCCGAGGCCGCCGGGTCGGCGCCGCTGTGCGCGAGCGATCCGGCGCTCGCCGCGCTGGTCGCCGCGAACACCGGCGGGCAGGGGCTGGTCGAGACGCTGGCGGCGCAGTTGCTGCTGCACGGCAACGGCTATGTGCAGATATTGGCGGGCGAGGCGGGGGTTCCGGTGGAGCTGTTCGCGCTGCGGCCCGAGCGCGTGACGGTCGAGGCGGACGGGCAGGGCTGGCCCGTCGCCTATCGCTACAAGGCGGGCGGGCAGGGCGTGGTGCTGCCCGCCGAAGACGCGGCGGGGCGGACCGCGGTGGTGCATGTGAAGGCGCTGCACCCGCTCGACGACCATTATGGCGCGGGGTGCCTGTCGGCGGCGACGGGCGCGATCGCGGCGCATAATGCGGCGGCGAAGTGGAACCGCGCGCTGCTCGACAACGCGGCGCGGCCGTCGGGGGCGCTGGTCCACGATCCGGGCGACAAGGGGATGCCGCTGTCGGCTGAGCAGGTCGACCGGCTGCGCGAGGAACTGGCGGAAGGGTTCGCGGGCGGGGCCAATGCCGGGCGGCCGTTGCTGCTGGAAGGCGGGTTGAAGTGGCAGGCGCTGAGCCTGTCGCCCGCCGACATGGATTTCCTGGCGCTGAAGCATTCGAGCGCGCGCGAGATCGCCATGGCGTTCGGCGTGCCGCCGATGCTGCTGGGCCTGCCGGGCGACGCGACCTATGCCAATTACCGCGAGGCCAACCGGGCGCTGTGGCGGCTGACCGTGCTGCCGCTGTGCGCGAAGATATTGGGCGCGCTGGCGCAGGGGCTGGCGGGCTGGTTCGAGGGGGCGGCGCTGCGCGTCGACCTCGACCGCGTGCCCGCGCTGGTCGACGACCGCATGGCGCTGTGGCGCGAAGTGTCGCGCGCGGACTGGCTGAGCGGCGAGGAGAAGAAAGCGCTGCTGGGCGTGGGGTAGGAAATAGGTTCACGCGGAGACGCGGAGACGCGGAGAATTTGTTTCGCGCAGAGACCGCAGAGGAAAACACCCGTGTATCTCCGCGAAGGCGGGGACCCATCTCCCGCCGGTTCCATCTTGCACCAGCGGGAGATGGGCCCCCGCCTTCGCGGGGGCGCACGGCTTTTTTACTCTGTGCCCTCTGCGCGAATTTTTCCAACAGTGCGGAGATGGCGACATGGATCAGGATGAGGCGCTGGCGCGGTTGATCGCGCTGGCGGGAACTGGGGCGGGGACAAGTGCGGCCAGTGAGGGCGCGGCGCTGCGCGCGCTGGTTGAGGAGGCGAGCGAGCTGGGCGCGCGGCGGGCGCTGGCGCGGCTGGGGCTCGCCGACGCGGCGGCACGCGAGGATATCGGCGACTTGCGGCAATTGCTGGGCGCGTGGCGCGACGCGAAACGCAGCGCGTGGAAAGCGGCGGTCGACTGGGCCGTGCGCGGCGTGCTGGCGGGGCTGGTCGTCGCGCTGGCGGTCAAGCTGGGGCTGGTGGGATTGCTGAAGTGAGGGTGGCGGCGGTTCGACAGGCCCTCCCCCCGGCCCCCGCCCGCTTGCGGGAGGGGGAGGTTCGGTTTGCGGGCTATGCGTCGGTGTTCGACCGTGTGGACCGGGGCGGGGACGTCGTGCGGCGCGGGGCGTTCGCGGCGAGCCTGAGCGAAGGGCGCGCGGTGCCGCTGTTGTGGCAGCATCGGCCGGGGGCGGTCGTGGGGACCATCGAGACATTGGCGGAGGATGCGCGCGGGCTGCGCATCGTCGCGCGCGTCACGCATCCGACGGCGGCGGGGCTGGTCGCGCGCGGGGCGCTGACGGGGCTGTCCTTTGGCTATCGGGTGCGGGCGGTGCGTGGCGGAATGCCGCGCGAGTTGCTGGCGCTCGACCTGGCGGAAGTGAGTTTGGTGGCGCGGCCGATGCAGGCGCTGGCGCGCGTGATCGCAGTGGAGCGCTTGCCTGATCGCGCGGAAAAAATTCGCGCAGAGACGCAGAGATCGCAGAGGGTTTGAGATTCGGAAAGTCGCGGCGGACGCGGGACAATATGGCGGCTTTGCCGCCTTTTTCTTTTCTCAGCGTCCTCTGCGCCTCTGCGCGCATTTTTGGAATTGGCTGAAGGAGTGAATGGCATGGACGATATGGAAATGAAGGCGGATGCGCTCGACGGGGCGTTCGACGCGGTGCTGGCGGCGGAGGCCGTCGACGAGCTGAAGGCATCGGTCGCGGCGCTGAAGGCGCAGGTGGAGCGGCAGGCGGTGACGGCGGCGCGCTTGCCGCTGGACGGGGCGAAGGCCGACGATCCGGCGAAGGGCGCCTTTGTCGAGCGCTATCTGCGGTGCGGGATCGACGCGGGCGTGGAGATGAAGAGCCTGTCGGGCGCGAGCGGAGCCGAAGGCGGCTATGCCGTGCCGCGCGAGATCGACACCAGCATCGCCGCGACGCTGAAAGGCCTGTCGCCGATCCGGTCGATCGCCACGGTCGTGCAGACGGGGACGAGCGGATACCGCAAGCTGGTCGCGACGGGCGCGTTCGGCGCGGGCTGGGTCGGCGAGACGGCGGCGCGGCCCGAAACGGCGGCGCGCGGCTTTGCCGAAATCGCGCCGCCGTCGGGCGAGCTTTACGCCAATCCGGCGGCGAGCCAGGCGATGCTGGACGACGCGATGTTCGACGTCGAGGGCTGGCTGGCCGACGAACTGGCGCGCGAGTTCGCGGTGGCGGAAGGCGCGGCCTTCGTCAGCGGCAACGGCACGAACCGGCCCAAGGGCTTCCTGTCCTATGCCGCGACGAACGAGGGTGACGGCGCGCGGGCGTTCGGGACGCTGCACTATATCGCGTCGGGCGCGGCGGGCGGCTTTGCCGCGTCGAACCCGCAGGACAAGCTGGTCGAACTGGTGCACATGCTGAAGGCGCCCTATCGCCAGGGCGCGTGCTGGGTGATGAACAGCGACACGCTGGCGCGCATCCGCAAGTTCAAGACCACCGACGGCGCTTTCCTGTGGCAGCCGGGGCTGGTCGAGGGGCAGGCGGCGACGCTGCTGGGCTATCCCGTCGTCGAGGCGGAGGACATGCCCGATGTCGCGGCGAACAGCCTGTCGATCGCCTTTGGCAATTTCCGCGCGGGCTATCTGATCGCCGATCGCGGCGAGACGCGGATTCTGCGCGACCCGTTCAGCAACAAACCCTTTGTGCATTTCTATGCCACCAAAAGAGTCGGCGGCGCGATCATCGATTCGCAGGCCATCAAGCTGATGAAATTCGCCGCCAGCTGAACGCCGGCGCGCGATGGACGCCCGGTCCGCTCCCCCGCCCCGGGGGAGCGGGCCAGTGCCGCCATATTTCCCTGACCCCCCCCCTGTTCCGAAAGGATGGCCTTGCCATGCCGAACCCCTTTTTCGCCGATATGGTGCGCGAGCTGTGCCACGAGGGCGGGACCGGGCCGCTGACGCCCACAGGCGCGGCGCCCGGCCATCGCTGCTTTGCGGATGCCGTTCCAGCGGACGCGTCCTTTCATTATGCCGTCGCGGGCGTCACCTGGCCCGCCGAGTGGGAATGCGGCATCGGCCATATCGACGCCGCCGGGCGGCTGGTACGCGATAGCGTCGCCGCTTCTTCGGACGATGGCGCGCGCGTCGATTTCGCGCCGGGGCTGAAGACGATCGCGCTGACCGTCGGCGCGGACTGGTTCGCGGGGCAGACGGCGCCCGTCGATGTCGCCGATCTGACAGCGGCGCTGGCGGGCAAGCAGCCGCTGTCGACGGGGCATGACGCCGCCGCGAACGGCGCGGACGGCGACATGGTCACGGTGCGGCGCGGCGCGGACTGGGTGAATATCCCGCTGGCGACGCTGGCCTATCGCGACGGGGCGGGGCGGCTGATCGCGGGCGCGCCGGCCGCCTGTGTCGACGGCTCGGCCGCCGCTCCGTCGATCGCTTTCGCCGACGACCCCGGAACCGGCCTTTACCGTCCCGGCGCGAACGTGCTGGGCGTCGCCACGGACGGCATCGAACGGATGCGGATCACCGCGGGCGGCCATGTCGGTATCGGCACGACGACGCCGTTCGTCTATGGCCTCAACTATCGGGCGTGCCATCTTGCGGCGTCGGCCGGCGCGCAGATGACGCTTGACGGCGGGGCATGCCGGGGCGTGCTATATTCCGATATCTCCCGGGGCGGCGGAACGACGCTGGGTAATGAGACTTTTCATCATCTGAATTTCATGACCAACGGCGCGCGATACTGGAGGTTGGAGGATATCGGCCACTTCCTTCCCCTGTACGACAATCTGTTGAGCTTCGGCGAAGGAGCGCGGCGTATCGCGGCGATCTATCTGGGCACGGCCCCGATCGTCACGTCGGACATTCGGATGAAGGCCTATCGCGCCGACCCCCCGCCGCGCGTGCCGGAGCTGGCGGCGGCGCTCGCGTGCTTCGACGCGTTCGGTTTCTTCCAGTTTGACGCATCGATCGCGCTGAAGGGCCCGGACGGAGCCCGCTGGCACTATGGGCCGCGCGCGCAGGCGCTGTGGGACATCTGCGCCGCCCACGGCCTCGTCGAAGCGCGGGGCGCGGACGGGCGTCCCGTCGCGGGATCGATTCCGCCCGCCTTTCTGTGCTGGGACCGCTGGGACGAGGATGTCGAGGAGCAGCGGGAAGCGGGCGATATCTTCGGCGTGCGCATCGACCAGCTGCATTCGCTGATGCTCGCGGCGCTGAACGGCGAACGCAAGGCGCAGGACGCGCGGATCGCGGCGCTCGCCGCGCGGATCGACGCGCTGGAGGCGGCGGCGTGATCGGCGGCGCGGCACTGGGCGCGCGGGCGATAAGCGACGCGGGCAGCCGCGACATGGCGAGCGAATGGGCCGGACCGGACCCCGCCTCGCCGCGTTCGCGCATCGCCGTCGCGCCCGACGACACGCGCCGCACGGCGATCCGCAGGCCCTGAAGACAGGAAAGGAACGGCGATGACGATGATGGTGAAAGACCCCGACGCCCGCGTCGATTTCGAGTTCGACTGGTCGGCCGCCTGTCCGGGCGGGCGGGCGATCGCCGCGAGCGATTGGAGCGTGATGCCCGGCGAGGCGGACGGCGTGGCGGTCGCGGCGTCGTCGCACGGGCTGGCGCGGACGGTCGTGACGCTGGCGGGCGGCGTCGTCGGCCGCGCCTATCGCGTGACCAACCGCGTGACGATGACCGACGGACAGGTCGACGAACGATCGATGACGATGCGCGTGGAGGAACGGTGATGACGACAAGCCTGCTGCCGGGCGAGCCCCCGGTGAGCCTGAAC